GCGTCGTCCAGTTCCTCGACTGTCATTTCATTCAGTGCAGACTCTTCCTCAGTCGGCTCAGGGCCGGTGTCTGCATTTTCAACATCCTGGCCGTAGTCCGGTGAAAGCTGATCGGCAAGAGGATGCTCGTGCAGAGGAAGCAGACGGCCCGACTCAGTGTTCGGGTCAGGAGACGAATACGCGCCTGGCCCAACAACCACAGGCTTCATTTCCACGTTTTTCAACTCCTCGGGACGATTTGGATATTCCATGCCAGTGCTAGGATCGGGCATTTCAATTACCAGCCTTTCTGACCGAAATCAGGTCGTTCTCGTAACCAGCCTCGATCTTCGGCTTGCCACTGCGGTCATCCTCACTACCGTTGAAAGTAGCCCCGGTGCCGCCGCCCATTTCACTGACCATCTTTTTCAGATCGTCGTCGTTGTCGATGAACCGATTTACAAGCTCATCGGTCTTCTTCTCAGCCGCGTCATCGTCCATGTCCTCAAGCGCAGACATTTCAGTGACAAGCGAGCCCGTCGCCATTTCCGTAGTGACGAGACGCCGAACGAGGGTGCGCGTCGAATCGTCCTTGAATTTCCTCTCAAGGACAGCATCGAGAAACTTTGCGCGAGCCTCTTTGCCAGCTGCCTTCGCCTTGGACACCAGACCGCCAAGAGCCTCAAGAACGTCACCGTTCTCATCCAATTTCAACTCTTTGCGAATCTGAGTCACAAGATCGACTGCGGGCTTCGTGACCTGCAATTCCGTCTCCTGCTCACTGACCTTCTCTTCGAGCGGCTTCTTTGCAGCCGACTCGATTTCAATGACAAGATTCGGATTGTGGGCACGAAGCTCATTTGCCTGAAGCGCAGCAATTTCATCTGGCTTCACTTCGCTACCTCCTGTCTCCATTTCCGAAGTAAGCCCACCAACGAGTGCGGTTTTCATTCCCGCTGTTCGTGGACGCGCTAGATCAATGCTCTCTAGCCGGAACGCTGTAATTTCATCGCCCTCCCTTGTAGGACGTGCCGAGGCCAGGCCAGCCACGGACACAGTTTTGACAAATCCCCGCTTGATGTAATCGCGAGCTACCGATCCTGCCTCCTTGGGAAGCACATACGCTTTCGCAAGCAGCTGTGATCGATCCGACATGACATTCAAGCGGGCTTTGAGCCAATGAAGCTGTACCGGCGGAAACACATGGCCTGAGTCCTCTGGCTTGATATGCCCGAGATATCCAACTACGTCGCCCGATTGGTTGATTTGCTCTGCGATTGAATCCAGAATTTCAGGATTCCAGATTCGTCGGTTGCGGGATTTTCCAGACTCGATGATGAACGTTGCAAACTTAGGGTCAGGGTCGCCCTCTGCAATTTCCTTGATTACTTCAGGGTCGAGCCGTAGCAGAGTCGTAGCCGTGCTTTCAGCACCGCCCATTTCTGTCACGGTTACGTCAAACTCTTCGAGAATTTCAAAGAAGTCTGCCATCAGGAACCCGGACTGCGCTTAACCCTCCCCGGCTTGTTTGAAAACACCGGCGGGGATTTCCGCGTTGCAGGAATGGACTTGCGAGCATTGTCGTACCTGTTGCCCTGAGTACCTGGAAGCGGCTGCATCAGGACTCTCGGATTCTGCTTGCCGATCAGGTCAACGCCAGCGCTTGTAATTTTGTCAGCGGCAGGAAGGGACGTACCGCGCTTGGGATCACGCTGCAATACGCGGCGCACTGAGAGCTTTCCATCGACCGGCCCTGGAATATTTCCTTTGAACCCAGGCCGACCGACGTTCTTAGCCGCCTCACTCGTCAGAACCTTCACCGGCACTCTGGATGCCGTCATTGCTCGCGTCGTCTCCTTGCGCGTCCTAGTGCCCTTAGCGGGCAGGTTGGCACGAGCAGTCTTTGTCGGCTTCTTTGTACCGAACTGCTTTGAAACTCGTTTGGCTCTCGCCATTTTCAACCTCCTAGCTTCTTAGGTCGATTGAATTTAAGGCCGGGGGTAACCTTGCCCTTCCGAGGGCCATACTTCGCCTGCATGCCTACGCGAGTCTGAACACCTTTTGAAATATCGTTCGTGGTTCGCTTAGGTAGGCCGGTTGGGGAAAGCGTTGCCTTCCGAACCTTTCCTCTGTTGAGTTTTGTCATCTGTCCTCCTACCTCTTGTGGACTTGACGCGCCCGCTGATGAATTTCATTCTTTGTCACGTCAGGTGTTAGTCTTGCAATTCGCTGTGGCGGGCCGAGCGGTGCTGTCTTGCCGATATTGCTCTTGCCCTTGCGAGGGCTGGTAGTAACAGTTCGCTTTGCTGCCATTTACATCATCCTTCCGCATGTTGGGCACTTCTGACCCGGTGCTGGCTTTTTCATGGGCATGCCTTTTGCCGATTTCATTGGCATGCTCTTTGCCTTAGGGGTAGTCCGTTTACGAGCCACTCATCCTCCTTCGCCGCCTGCCCATCGTCGCTGCAATTTGCTTCGGACTCTTGGCCCCCTTTCTCGCGGCACCGTACATCTTTCGTTTAAATTGCTTCTTCATCCTGATCTTCTTGGGTCTGCCGGATTTCATTCGTTCTTTCCTTGCTGTCCTCCGCCGACCGGCGTTGGAACATTCTTTTTCTGGCCCGATCCATTTGTATTTCCCGAAGCAGGCGGAGCATTGACTGGAATTTGCGCGGCTTGCGGATCGAAGTTGTCTTGCGCATCTTGCGCCTCTTGTGCGAGATTTTTCATTTGAGGTAGGTACTGAGCAAGAATCGAGCGGTACGTCTCGTCTGAAATGATCTGACGTTGCGCAGCAACCTCAAGAGACATGACAAGGTATTGAAATGCCTGCGACCAAGTTGCCAGCGTTTCCGGGTGCTGAGTATCCCAGGTGATCGTCGGGAGAACAATAGGAAACCCGTTGATCCTCTGAATCATTTTCAATACTCGCTGAAGAGGTACAGCGAATTGAATTCTCTTTCGATCCACCTTTTTCAAGAATGGGAGGGTCTGCGCGTTGTTGGCCTGGTTGGCCGATCCCGAGTCGATGAGCATGAAAGCCCACTTAGGAGTCTCACTGGCCACGCAAATGCAGTCGATGAGAAATTCAGCGAGTGCTTTCGTGTCACCCAAGACTGAGCGAGCTTCAACAAATCCAGCATCCTCGTCGGCTTGCAGGAAGATCACAGACTTTCCATCCCACGAAATTTCAGACTGCGGCTTGAGCTTGCCTGTACTATCGTCAAACGCTGTCGGAAAATTGTTCTTGACGAAGTTGGTCACGTCATTGATATTGAATTTCACCTTTGGGATCGAGTGATACTTGTGCGCTGTCAACCCCTGGTAGATCACATCATGCAGAGCCCTGACAAACGGGTAGAAGCTTTCAAGGTCACTCTGACCGCCGCTAAGCGACGAGTCGTATTCGTTCCAAACTTCAATTAGCGGAACGAAGCCATAAGGGTTGGCTTGCTCTAGCTCTGTCATCCACCGTCGATCTGTCTTATCGAAGTATTGGAATCTTTCAGAGTCGATGATTTCCATAATTTCATGTTCACGTTCTGCGGGCTGCACACCATTGATAAGGTCGCCCGTGTCCTCGATAATCAAGACCTTCCTGGTGATGTAGGCGATGTCAATTACATTTTTGTTGCTTGGCCGGTACTGAATGACAACGCGCTCAGGCTCTACCGTTTCCAGACAGCCGTACTCGCGTTCCTCCATTGTCATAAGCGGATCGTTGATATCAGGGACACGCACTCGAATTACCGTCTTCGAGTCGCGCATTGCGTTCCTGAGCATCTGTTTAATTTCAGAACCCCAATACTTGTGAAGGCACTCGTTCAGGAAATCGTCAAGCTCAGGGTCTTCCGTGTTGGCTGTCGGCACACCGATGAAATCCACGGCGAGATTAATGACCGGCTTGCAAAAGGAAGCACCCAGGTCTGATTCAGTTCCGTCGTTGCGATAAAGCTGACGGGCAATGTCGTAATTGACAATTGTGTGGTCATAGAGTGGTTCCCTTCCCCAAAAGCGCGAACCCAGGACTTTGAAATTTGAGCGCAGTCCTGTCCACGTAAACCATCCCCAAGCGGGGATGATTTCACCGATTGATTCTTTAATTCTCTTCAGCATCGGCTATTCCCTCACCTTCAGCGGCCTTCGTTAGAAATTCCTCAAGCCGTTCCACCATTTGCGCGGCCTCTTCCTGTGCTTCAGGCGGAAGCTGCCGTAGTTGCTCGACAATCCCATCATCCGAGAACGTCGTAAGGTTTTCATTGGTCTTGTGGACTTTCTGCTCAGAACGACTCGCTTTCGGTAGACCTGACCTATCCAGAATTTCAGAAGCAGCTTGCAGGATCATCTTGTCATCCTCAGAGCCGCGCATCACGTCGGCGATTGCCTGCACTGCTTCGATGCTGTAGCTCCGTAGAAGGTCTGTAGCGGCCTCTGTGAGCCCTTGGAGCGTGTCATCCATTAGCTCCTGTGTCTGCGGCTCATCGAGATACGCCCTGACCTTGCCTCTTGAAATTCCGATGATCTGTGAAATCTGCGTCGGTGTGTAGCCAGCAATTGTGAAAATGATGACGAGGTTGACTACATGCTCTTGCTCACCGAGCCGAACGCGCCTTCCTCTAGTGGTGTCCTTCCGATACTTGCGTCTAACCCTCTCACGGCCTTTTTCAAGACTTGTATTTCTGGCCTCAGGACTACGCCGCGTTGCCATGTAGCCCACCCCCTTGATTGAAAGCACTGCGAATATCAGCCGGTATGTGCAGTCCGGGTGATCTAAGAGTTGCAATTTGGCAGAACATATCCGCGTGATGCCAGTGATCCGGGTTTCTGTTCTTTTGCCAGCGGGCCACGATGATGCCTCTTGTATTTTCCTCTTCGACGCGAGCCATTTGGATCATGTGATGATAGAAGCCGTTGTAATCCCTGTTAGGCATTTCCTCACCGATCTGCCGTGCGTAGGCAGGCAACATGATCTTGCCATTCATGTACCACTGAATTACAGTGTCGAAGGCCATTGTCCTGTCGATTGCGACTTTGCAAGCTTCACCGTGCTTGACCCGCTCCCAAGTTGCAATTTCGTCACCTTGGTCGCGATCCATTTCAAATCCCAGCCAGACCCGACCGGGATACTTGATTGACAGGTCACGAGCCGCACGCTTTTCAGGATGCGCGTCGATGACCGCCACAAAGCTTGCCAGACCACCGAGGAAATCATCTAGCTCTCCCCACTCGTTTAAAATTTTGTATTGCCACGGTCGCCTGTTGCCCTGGCGAGTGAGTGTGTGAGCCACGACATGCAATTTCGTTCCTACGTCCACGCCTACGAAGACAGGGCCGTCGGGAATTCCACCTTCGCTCAGTCCCTTGATACAGCACTTGTCTAGAAGCTCTGGTGTAATTTGGTCGCCTTCCGCTACATAGGGGATGCCGAGGTTGTTGTTGCGAAACGACTTCATCGCACGAGCATCGGACAGCCCCTTGTAATACTGGCTCAGGATTCCGTACAACTCCTGAGTACACGAATTAAATTGGTTTATGTGGTAGCCCCGCAGAGTGCCGTTGAGATTCTGTGGCACCCAACGTCCTTGAGAATTCAGAAGCCAGCGAGCTTCGTCTGAAATTTCTTTGTGACAGTGCTGGCACTCGAAGACGCTCTCTTCTAGCTTGTCTCCCAGCTTCACGTTCTCTTCAAAATTGAAAACCTGGAAGCGTCCACACTTGGGGCACGGTACTTCCCACTCATGCTGGTCGCTCTTATGCCACTCGTCGTCACTATCTACTCCATGACCAGGAACGGTCGGGGTTGACAATTTCACAAGCTTTTTAATTTTCGAGCCGTCCATCCTGTGCTTCGCGTCATCGAGATTTTCCTCAACCATGCGATCCCGCTCGTCCCACACCTGGCAGTCCACAGGAACCTCTTGCAATTCACGGTTGATGTTCGTGCCCCTGATGTACCATGAAATTGCATCTTTGCTCTGCTTGTGTAGGCGGTTGTCCACATTTCCAAATAGCTCGCGGAGGACAGGGTTGGACTCGATGATCGGATCGATACGCGCCTGCACGAAGGGAATTGCACCGATCTTGTACGGGAGCAAATACAAGTGGTGCCAGTGGTGCTGTGTGATCCAGTGCGCGGTGCGAATCAGGAACGTAACCGTGAAGCACATCTGAGCCGCCTTGGGGATGATAATTTCAGGCGACATATCTCGGATTACATCACGCACAAATTCCCGGCCTTCAAGGTTGAAGGGCCGTCCATCCACCTTCAATTGCATGCGAAGCGCCCACTCATCCGGCCTCGAAAGCTCTCGGATGCTGCTGAATTTCGTTTTGCGCGGAGCGGCTTCAGCTGTAGAAGACAAAGGGCTATGCACTCCTGAAAGTGACGGTTTGCATTTCGTTGAAAACTCTATCCCACAAACAAAGAGGCCGGAATTTCTCCGGCCTC